AGTGCCCGGAGTGGAAAAAGTTGTTACTAAATAACTATAGTTTGCATTTTCTGTCCAGAATGTTACTAATCTACTATTATTATCATTATTACTAACATATATATTAATTACTATTCTATCAGTTAAATTTAAACTATTAGTAGGTATAACAGCATTACTCTTAGTCTCTACTGGAGTAGTATTATTCGTATCCCAGCCTATTTGAACTTCATCAGAAGTAGATATTAATGTTTCTGGGCCACCCACAGGATATTTACTAACTGTATAATAATATGTTATATTAGCATTTTCTGTTGGCTTAGTAAAATAACTATATAGATGCCAAATACCATTAGGAATTAATTCAACATTAGGATCATTAGCATCCGTGATAAAAGAAGCTATTAAATAATCTTGTTGCAGAGAAGTGAGAGTATGGGATGCTGTTTGATCACCTAGTCCGGTAGTGGTCATATTTAATTCTTTATATGAACCAAATTGTGATACTGAATAGTTTAGAAAATAATTTGCTCCTGTACTCAACCCATTTGTCCCGTGAACACCTTGAATACCCTGCGTACCTTGATTGCCTTGAACTCCTTGTTGTCCTTGTAATCCCTGTAATCCTTGGGTACCTTGAGTACCTTGTGTTCCAATTTCTCCTTGAACGCCTTGACTACCAATTTCTCCTTGGATGCCTTGTGGTCCTTGAGAACCTTGCGCTCCAATTTCTCCTTGAATTCCTTGAATTCCCTGTGCTCCTTGAGTTCCTTGGCTGCCAATCTCTCCTTGAACACCCTGAGAACCTTGAATACCGATTTCACCCTGTACGCCTTGGGTTCCCTGTGCGCCCTGATCGGCAAGTAATGTCCAAAAAGTTCCTTCCATTGGAGTATCACCAGTATTACCACCATTAGCATTAATACGATACCATGTCTTGCCATCATATGTAGCCACGTCTCCAACAGCGTAAGAAGCTCCTACATTATATGCTCCAGTAAAATTCCAAAGAGCAGCAGTACCTTGTGCGCCTTGAGATCCAATATCTCCTTGTATTCCTTGAACTCCCTGAGTCCCTTGAATACCTGTTTCTCCCTGTACGCCTTGCGTTCCCTGTGCTCCTTGAATACCTTGTTCACCCTGTATGCCTTGAAGCCCTTGAGATCCTTGGCTTCCAATTTCACCTTGAACTCCTTGAGTTCCTTGCGAACCTTGAGTGCCAGTTTCTCCTTGTACTCCCTGTAGTCCTTGGAGTCCTTGGAGTCCTTGGAGTCCTTGCGAGCCGATTTCTCCTTGAATACCCTGTGTACCTTGACTGCCTTGACTACCAGTATTTCCTTGGATACCTTGAATTCCCTGTATTCCTTGATTTCCTTGACTGCCAATCTCTCCTTGAACACCTTGTGTGCCTTGGTTTCCTTGAATACCTTGTATTCCTTGTGTGCCCTGATTACCTTGGCTTCCTTGAAGTCCCTGTAATCCCTGGGTTCCTTGATTACCTTGAACTCCTTGAACACCTTGTACTCCCTGTAATCCTTGAACACCTTGAGAGCCTGTTTCTCCTTGAACGCCTTGAACCCCCTGTATTCCCTGACTACCAGTATCTCCTTGAATTCCTTGTACACCTTGTGCGCCTTGTAAACCTGTTTCTCCTTGGATTCCCTGACTACCTTGAATGCCTTGACTACCTTGTAAGCCTTGGACTCCTTGTGTTCCCTGATTACCTTGCAAACCTTGTGTTCCTTGACTACCTTGAGTACCAATCTCTCCTTGGATACCCTGAGTTCCTTGTGTTCCTTGAACTCCCTGAATACCTTGTAAACCTTGTGTTCCTTGATTTCCTTGAACACCTTGAGTTCCTTGAACTCCTTGCGTACCTTGATTACCCTGTAATCCTTGAGAACCCTGTATTCCTGTTAATCCTTGACTACCAGTAATTCCTTGAACACCTTGAATACCCTGCAAACCATCTATTCCTTGTATGCCAGTATTCCCTTGAGCACCTTGAGAACCTGTAATACCTTGAATTCCTTGATTACCTTGTAATCCTTGTAAGCCCTGTGCTCCTTGAGCACCAGTAACTCCTGGCACACCAAGTTCTTCACTAACTACTACTGTAGGATCTCCAGATGTTACAACAGTAACGCTCTGTGTACAATCAGCAATAGATGTTTCTATAACTAGATAGTTAGTTTCTGCACTTATTATTTCAACATGACAGTCACTCATTAGCACTCCAGTTGAGTATTAGTTTGACTATATCTTTTAATAATTGTAATTGTTCCGTATACTAATCTTATAGTAAATTTACCACCACCAACATATAAGTCTGCTGGAGAGCTTAATTCTAAATCATATTTTCCTATACTAAAATTAAACCCATTTGTTGTGGATGCTGGAAATAATAATGTTAATTGGCCATTTAACCCATCAATAGTAAACTTATACTGAGAATAGTCCAAATTTTCAGTTGTAAAGATTTTTGTCTCGTTTGTATTAGTTTTACAAATAAGTCTAGCACACCACCCTGTCAAATCAATAGGATCATTATTAGCGTCTTTATATATTAATGATAGCTGGAAAGAGGCGCCTTGCTCGATATTAAAGTCATATTTACTAGCTGACATATAGTATTCCTAGCTTTTATTAGATTATATATTTATATACACCTAAAAAAAAAGGCCGGCGCAATGGCCAGCCTTTTCTTTTTGCATTAATCTATTTGGATCAGAGCGAGCCAAGTAGTACTCTGCGATTGTCTAGAACAGCAAAGCCTTGCTCTGCCCAGCCGTAGAAACCAGCTCTCTTTTGACGATGTAGTGTATCGTCTTCGAAAATCTGGACTTGTTCACGAACTGGCATTATGAAGCTATCTCTGCGTCTTAGATCAAGACCGACTACTAGTTCAACGTCACCTTCTGGTAGTGTGGCACTGAGAACGTTGTCATAGAATAGTTGATATTCTTGACCTTCGCCTAGTTCATCACGGTCGTGGAGGTTGACACCGAAGATTCTGTTTAGTGAACCATCAGCAGCAACGTAGATTTCTCTACGAGTAACTTCGTCAACTTGATCAACGCCCCAGTTGCGAATGTCTTCCATTGCTTCTGGACTAACGTAGAGATCAGTTAACATACCACGATTAGCAGATGACGAGTTGCCACCACCATTTCTGCGCATAACAGTCTTCATGAGACTGACTAGGCGCTTGGTGAATTGACCCGAATCAGCATCGCTATCAAATACTACGATGTTGCGATCAACACCAGCAGCAAGAAGTGTATGCCAGCCATCGTCATTCATCTTCTTGACGAATTGGGCTTCCATAACTTCCATAGCACGACCAACAACGTCCCAGCGAGCATCACGAGCATACTTTAAGAGGTAGTCAATTGAGGCACCGATGTCATAGGTTGGAACCATGACATAATCGCCTTCAACGTGACGCTCTGGAATATAGCCATGATTAGGAATTGTGTAAGCCACAAAGTCCTTTTCAGTGCCAGGAGCAAGGAAATCTAGTGGGAATTCAGGAGTAGCACTTTGAGCCAATACGATTGGTTCGAAGATGTTATCAAGAATATCGCCATTTAGAATGCCTTGACGAAGTGGTAATTCTAGGGCTTTTGCAAATTCAGCATTTGCGGCTAAAGCCTCTTCTTTATTCAGTGAGCCAGAGCGAACTAGAAGATCAGTTAACTCTGGTGTTGCTTGAAAGGTCTTTGTATTAGCTGACATTTTTTTTCTCCATTAAATTTGATTACTGAATGTTAACTGAGACTTTAGCGAAACCGTCGTCGTCTTTATTACTTAGGAATGTGCCAATCTTGACAGCATCGGCGCAATCAGCAGAGATTGTTCCGCTTGGGCCAACATAAGCAGCATCACCAGCAACTGGATCACCGTCGATTTGGTCAGTTGTGACTTGGCCAACTCTGAGAAGAGTAACCTTGCCACCAACTTGAACTTCATCTTTGTGCCAATTGATATGCTGTCTTGTTAGATCAAGATTAACTACGTCATTAAGTAGAATGCCCATTGGAACGCTACCAGAGCATTCGGCGGCATACTCAACAACAGCATCAGCATCGTCCATAGAGACGCCAACACCGCCAGTTACGATAGAGGCTACGCCACCTCTTTCAGCGGTTGTATTCATGAAGAATGAGATATCTGTTAAGTGTTCGATACGATCTGGTTTAAGAGCCATTTTTATTCTCCCTTATTAAGTTTTTTGCCGAGTCTGGTGCAAACGAAATCTACAAGAGCTGCGCGAGTAGATTCAACTTCATCTGTTTGTTCGCCACCGATAGCGGGAACCACTTCTTCTGTTGTTTCTACATTTTCAAGAACCTCAGTGATGTCATTGGTTTCAACAACTTCATCAGCCTTGGCCATTTTGTCTTCTTTCTTTTTCTTCATCTTGAGCATATCTGTCATAGCGGCGAAAGTTTCGTCATTAACAGCATCAAATTTTTCAACAATGCTATCAAGATCGTTTTCTTCGAAGCCATTCTCGATTAGTGCAGCTTTTCTCAGCATTTTCTTTTCTTTTTTCATATAAGCTGCTACTGCTTCATTAGCCTGATTTAATTGAGTTTCTAGTTCAACTATTGAGGCTTCCATTTTCTTCTTTTCTTCTTCCATTTTTTTCATCTTTTCTTTTTCGCCCATATGTTCTTTAGCAAGGGCCTCAAGTTCAGAAACTAATTTATCTTTCTCGGCTTGCATAGCGCTCATTAATTCTGTGTGTGAAGATTTGGTATCTTCGATTTCTTTTGTGAGTTGTACCACCGTTGCTTCTGCGGCCTTGGTGGCTTCTGAGCAATCGGCAACAGTGTTTTCAGCTTGTTCACTCATTTGATTATTCTCCGTTTGTTCGGTTGACTGAAAAATAGTTACACCTGATTTTGTAAAATCATCATTTTTTTCTTCTGATGATAAAAATTTAAATTCATCTTTGCTAAATATTATACTATCTGGATTGGCTGGTTTGTCAACATAACCTTTGCCAGAAAAAGTAATATTTCTTAACACTCTACCAATTCTATAATTTTCGTGTTCTCCAAATCCACCATATGCTCTAAGATATTTAGTTAAATAAGCAGTATTATTATCTCTGGCTAATACTTTAAATTCACCAGTTTGCTTATTAATTAAACCATAATCAAAACCCTTAAAAAAGCACTCCATACTAACATATTTTGTGCCATTTTCGATTTCACTGATGAGTTTTTCGGTACGCTCTCTTAGTTCTGGTTTTGTATACGATTTATAAATTACAGCACCAGTTAATATATGATATTTATTTGGTAAATTTTCTATTGGAGTATTTTCATCAATTAGAATACCATCTTGAGTAATTGGATAATTTGAAACAATATGGCCAATTATAATACCTTCATCATGTTCCAGATTGGTTGGTTTGTGTTCTGGACTATGACGAGCAGCCCAAACCTCGTCTTTGTCAAATATATCATCATTTTTATTCCAACTACTACTAACAAGAATAGATTGAGTATAGTATAAATCACTATCATCCATAGAAGCTAATGCTTTGAATGTTTTAGCTTTAATATTTTTATCACAAGGCTCTAGAGCAGCGGCATACGAGATACTAGCGTTAGTTCTTATGCTGTCGGCTACTCCATCATCGTATTCTTGTTGATAAATAATCATAATTAATTCCTATATTTTAGCGAAGAATAAAAGGAAGACTTAATAGATCTAATTTCTTCAGTATTTAATTGTCTATCTAGTTCATTATTAATTTGTTTTATCCAAAAATTTAAACTATTTAGCATCTCTGAAGTTTCGGAACTATTAACTCTCGCTATTGCTGAATTTACACCATTTTCATCTATTTTAGTATTTGGTTCAATATTTAATAAAATTTTAGTCTTAAAAAGATCTAATTCTTTACTTTCTTGTGCAGATAACTTTCTAAGATTATCTTTTCCATAAAACTCTAATAGCATAGGATTTACTATATCACTAATTTTATCTTGAGCTTCATTAGCCCATAACGCTAGAGACGCTCCGGTTTGTGGGGCAAAATCTTTGGTTTTTCTTTGAGAACTATCTTTGCTATTTCTTGGGCGACCTTGACCAGAAACTCCTATTGGTGAAGTATTACCAATTTTAGGAGCTGATGGAAATTCTGCTTTCATTTGAATAGCATTTTTCTCTCCACGTTTATTTGGTGCAAGTTCCAAGCCGACCTGACTTGGTGTTGCTACGCCAAGCTGTAATGCTATCTTCTTAAGATTATTTTCAAAATTAGCATCATAATAAGGACCAGCCTTTGGTACCATGCGTTCACCATCTCTATCTCTGGTTTCTCTATTAAGTCTATATTTTTCCATACTAGGATCAACGCCAAATCTCATTTGTAATAGTTCATCACTAATTACATTTCTATCAGCTAGTTGAATCAATAATGCTTTTTCAGCATCTTCATTACTAAGATCCATTCTGTCAAATTCAATTTTAGCTGGATATTTAAATCCCATAGACTTTTGAACAAGCTCTAACTCTTTTTCCCAAAAACTAACTAGAACATCACGACCATATTGCAGACGTTGTGTTAGTGTTTTAAGACTAATAAAGTTATTCGTGGTTCCTGCTGCTCCAAAAGTTCCTGTTAAGGTTGGTGGAATACCAAGACCAGCATAAACACTATTTAAATGTGGCTTGTATTTTTCTTCACCTAAGAAGTTATG